GCTCATGAGCGCGCCGTCGCTCGGGAAGCACTTTAACCAGCACTTCGCCCGGAAGCACTAAGGGGAGGGGATCGCCGGGTTACCTACCGGCCCACGGTACCACCCGTGAGGCCCCGCGTCCTGCGGAGGGCTGCTGCCGATACAGGCTCAGCGGAGATCAATCTTGGACGGCAAAATACCATCCGCGATTGTCGCGGGACCAGAGGACCGTTCTCCCTGCCCCGGCAGACACAATAGCCTGCTCACAGTCGGCAGTGTCCTCGTCGTCGTCTTCGATCCTGGTCAGAAATTCCTGCAATTGACCCACATTATCCGCCCGTGAAACATCTACGCGAAGCGTTGTGGTGTATGGTGCTGGCCGCGGTTGGGGCGGCGGTGATCGTTGTGGCGGCTGACATTCACGTTCTGCTGACGGCCAGCACGAAGACCGTGGCGACCGTGCCAGCGGAAATCGATGCGACGCGGGCGGCGGTGATCCTGGAAATTCGTGCATCGCGTGAACAGATTTCAAGGGACGCCCTCAGAGAGGTGGCCGCATGGCGACGGACGACGGACGGCCGTCTCGCCTCTTTACAGGCCACGGTACAGACGGAATCGGCGGCGTACCTGAAGGTGGCGGACCAGCAGTTGGGCGCGTTCAATGCCAGTGTGGCTGCGCTTCAGGCTGATGTGCATGGCGCGCTGGGGCCGGTGGCTCCGCTGCTGACTGATACCGATAAGGCCGTGCAGGACCTGCACGATTCCTGGGACCAGAATTACGACGATGTTCAGGGAATCGTAGCGTCATCGGCGGTGGCGATTACTGGAGTGGCGCGGGCGGCGGAAGCGGTGGGGAAGGCGGCGCCAAGCATCACGGCGAGCGCGGATTCGGTGGCGAATTCCGCGGCGAAAGAAGCGGAGCAGCTTACTAAGCCAGCGACGTTTGTGGGTGAGATCAAGAGTTGGGCGCTGATCGCGGGGCGCATTTTGGGGTTCCTGATCCTATGAATAGCTTGGCGCAGTACAACGCAGTGAAGTCGCAGCTTCGGGCGGGCGACCTGGTGATGTTCTAGGGCAAATCGGCTCTTCCTGGGTTACCGCCGTCCTCGAATCCTCGGGCGTGCTTACCGGGATCAATTGGACTCAGGCGACGCCTCAGCAGCTTGTGGAGATGCGGATCTACCGGGACTTTCTGCCGCTGCTGGGGAATCCCAAACCATCACGATTCAACACGATTTGAAAGGACTATATGCGAAAACTGATTCTCCTTCTACTTGCGCTCGGACGCCTTGCGGCGTTTGGGCAAACCACTGCAACTCCGGTGGCTCCGGCGTCAACTCCGCTGGCATCCGTGGTGCTGCCAGACTACACCATGATTGGGATGAGCTATAACCAGTTCACAGGGTATGCGGGGCTGTTCTCGGCACTGGAACCGGAGTCCCAGAGCATTGGACTGTTGGCGTCGGAATCGGTGGACCTGGTACCGGCGAAGTACACGAACCCGACCACTGGAAAGACCGGCTACCTGATTAGCGGCTCGATGCGCTTCGGCCAGCACAAGGTCATCGTGAATACCGCTAAGCCACAGGCGGCGAACAGCGCCTTCTCACCATCCTTCGTACTGGCTGTAGGCGGTGACGCGGGAGCGGCTATCACGTCCACCAACTCCAGCACGAGCGCCAGCAGTATATCGGTGCTCCTGCCCGATGGTGTCGGGCTGATCTAAGAGTACGTCTTTTTCGGGGCTCAATCTATTAGGAAAGTCCCTGTTTACGGTACTACAGTTGAGTTCGGCCGCGCCCCATGCGATGCTCGGGGCATGAAAAAACCATCACGCATGACAGTTGCCATCTACGCCCGCGTATCGACCGAGGAGCAAGGGCTCGACGACCAACTCGACAAGCTGCGCGAGCACTGCCGGCGCTGGGAGTGGGAAGCGGTCGAGTACTTGGACAAGATCAGCGGCAAGGAAGGCGCGAGCCGGCCAGGCCTTGAACAGTTGCTTCGCGACGCCAGCCGCAAGGAATTCGCCGCCGTGCTGGTCCACAAGATGGACCGGTTCGGGCGCTCGACGCTCGACACGCTTACAAATATCCGCTCCCTGGATCAGTACGGCGTCCGGTTCATCGCGCTTCAAGAGCACATCGACACCGACAAAGCCTCACCGACAGGCAAATTTATATTGACCATCTTCGCCGCGGTCGCCGAACTCGAGCGGTCATTCATTCTCGAACGCACGGGCGCCGGCCTTAAGCGGTACCGCCGCAACTACGCCGCCGGCATTGTGGGCGTCACCTGCCACAGCAAGAGCGGCAAGGACCTCCCGATCGGCAGGCCGAAAGTGGTCTTCGACCGTCAAAGGGCTCGGGACATGCACGCCAAGGGGAGGTCGGTCGCTTCTATCGCCCGTCTCCTGGGTGTAGGGGTGGGAACGGTCCACCGAACGCTCCACCAGGCCGCGTAGGCATTCCAATAATGTGGTTGCCGACCCCCGGCTGTCTATTCTGAATAGACAGGGCCGCCCCAGTCTCTTTTGACCCTTCCCCAGTCTGTAATTATTGGACGTTTCCTCGTTGTAAACAAAGCAGTTCCATTATGAACTACGTTATCCTCGTCCCGCTGGGCGCGACCGTCGTCAACGTTTTGGCCCTGGTGGGGAATCTCGCCTGGTCGATGTACAACTCCCGGATGGAGACGAAGGTTCTCCAGCACATTGACGCCCTCAAAGAGTGGACGGATGAGAAGTTTCGCACCCGGCCGATCTGTGAGGAGCTTATGCGCGCCGTGGTCGAGCGGCTGAATCGCGCCGGCGCATGAGATCAGACCCCAAGCCCAGGACGAAGCCCGCGGGCGCGACGAAGGCAAAGCGTGCTCCCCACGTATTCCCACACCCGCAAACCCCCGTAAAAAAGCGCGATCGCCCATCGCCGAAGCCGGCGAGCGGCGCCATCGCGGATCCGCCCACGCCTGAGCCGGCGGTGGAACCAGGTCCGCCCGAGCTGCCGCAGTGGGTGAAGGATCTCGACGGCGAGATCAGCGGCGCGCACCTGGCCATCCGTCCCGTGCTGCCGAAGAAGAAGAGCGGCCGGGTCTCGCGGAAGCAGGCTTTCCTCGGCGCGTACGTGCAGTGCGCGAGCGTGACTCGCGCGGCGCAAGCTGCCGGCGTCTGTCGGGAGATGCACTACGAATGGCTGGAGACGGACGCGGGGTACGCGCAGGCCTTCGAGGCCACACGCGACCAGGCCGCGCAGGTCCTCGAAGACGAAGCGGTTCGGCGCGCCTACCAGGGAACGCTCAAGCCAGTCTATTACACCGGCCAGCTCTGCGGTGTGCAGCGGGAGTACAGCGACGGCATGCTCACCATGCTGCTCAAGGGCGCCAGGCCGGAGAAGTACCGCGACCGCGTAGATCACACGGTCGTTAAAAAGGATCTGCGGTTCAGGGGCTCGATGACCGAACTGCTGGCGATGTACCGCGAGATGACCCAGGGCGACAAGGCCTGATGCCGTGCACCTCGACCCCGAGGCCGCAGCCACGTGGTTTGAAGCTATGTCTGAGCACATTATGCCGGCGCCGGTGCTGGATGTCCTCGAAGAGCAACTGGAATACCTCCTGGATCACGCGGGCGTGACGTGCGCGCCGAATTGCGCCGAGTGCCGGCGCCTGCAAACAGTCAAGGCTGCATTGCTTCGTCCGTTTCACGTCGTCTCGCAGCCGATGAGAGCACGTGAATAAGCCATTGACGCGCGCCGAAGTCGAGCGCATGATTCAGGGTTTCGGCGATCATGCGAAATTCTGCGAACACCTGCAGATTCGGAACAAAGAAGGCGTGACGGTCCCGTACCGCAACTCGCCCGCCGGCGCCAAGCTCAACAAGGCCATTCGCGAGCAAGAGATGGCGCGGCAACCGGTGCGCGTGTGCTGCCTCAAGGCCTCACAGGTCTGGATGAGTAGCAGTGCCGCTGTGGAAATCTTCCGCCGCGTCCCCTTCTGGCCAGGCCGGCGGGCTTTGGTCCTCGCGGATTCGGACGCGCACGCCGACCTGGTGTTTCAGTACTACCAGCAGTATGCCGCGAGCTACGCCGAGAACCCTTACGGCTCGGAGTGGAACTCCGAAGCGGAGATGCCGGCTCTGATCAAGGACACGGAGCGTCACATCCGCTGGGCGAACGAATCAAGCATCCTGGTCGGCACCGCCTACAACGTCGATATCGGCCGAAGCGCCCCGTACAACTGGGCGCACCTTTCGGAGGCCGCTTTCTACCGCGACATGGGCACGCTCATGACCGGGTTGATGCAGCGCATTCCGAACTCGCCCGACTCGGGCATCATTGTCGAGTCGACCGCGAACGGGATGGGCGGCGACTTCTACGACCTCTGCATGCGGGCCATGGATCCGCGCAAGGCCAGCGGGTGGAAGTTCGTTTTCTTCGGCTGGTGGGAGCACCCGGAATATCGCCTTGCGTGGCCAGGCTTCAAGATTTCGCGCGAGGAGCTGGTCGAACAGCAGAAATATAACCTTCACGTCGATCAGATCGTCTGGCGGCGCCGGCAGATCGATACGGCCTGCGAAGGCAAGATCGAACGCTTCCGGCAGGAATTTCCTGGTAACCCGCAGGAAGCATTTCAGAGTTCAGGCCGCACGATTTTCGACATGGCGGCTGTCTCGCGCATGCCCCTGATTCAGGACGCACCCAGAGGACGCCTGGAAGTCGTCGAGGTAGGGCTTGAGAAGCGCGTCCAGTTCAGGCAGGGCGAGGACGGTCGCGGCGAGCTCGTCATCTACAAGATGCCGCGCAAGGGCGGCCGGTACATCATCGGTGTGGATCACGCCGAAGGCATCGATCCCAAAGCCCGCACCGGCGCGGGCGGATCGGACCCGGATTATTGCAGCGCAACGGTTCTCGACGCCGACACCGGCGAGGAACAGGCCAAACTGAAAGAGCGATACGAGCCGGGGCCGTGGGCCGAGCGCGTTTACTGGCTGAGCCGGTTCTATGCGTGGGCGTTTGTGACGCCCGAGCAGAAGGCAGTCGGCAAGGCGGTAATTGGCGAGCTACTCAAGCTGCAGTTTCCGATCGAGCTGATCTACTCGAAGCAGCGCGATCCGAGCGACCGGAAAACTCCGCTCCTTCAAGAGCTGGGGTTCGACACGAATTTGGTGTTCCGGCCGGTGCTGATCGCAGGCCTCGACCGCGCATTGCGCGAGGGAGCGATCAAACTCCACGACCCGGAGACGATTGCAGAATTGCAACGGTTCGTGCGCAAGGCAAATGGCCGCGAGGAAGGCATCGGTCACGATGATGACGTCTTCGGGGTGGCGCTGGCTGTCGAAGGGCTGCCGTACGCGCGCAGGGCGTTCGAGTACCGCGAATCTCTCAAGAGCGACGCGGAAGCCAGCCGGCCGATGAGTTATCGATTCAAGCGAGCGCAAGTTGACGACGATGACTGACCTCACGAGCAGGCCCTACCATCCGGACCCCGATCAGTGCTGTGAGGCCTGCGCCTTCGGACGCGGCCCGCATGCGGATTTCTGCAAGGTGTTCTGGCACCCGCTGCCGCTCACGGTTCAGATGCCTACGGGTGATAGTGTGACGCTCGTTAAACGACTCCGGACTCAAGGCTGATGGCTAAATCTTTCCAAATTGCGATCTCCGACGGCGAGCGCGGTAAGCTCTTAAACCGCATCGAGCAGGACTTCCTGCTCGACAAAGCCTCGCACCTCCGGTATTCCGAGCGCTGCGCGGGTTGGATGAAGAAGTGGGAAGCGCGCGTTGAGCGGCCGCGGATGGGCGAAGAGCATCACCCGAACCACGTCGTTCCCATGGTGCAGTGGCAGTGCTTCAACAAGATGGCGCGCGACCTGCAAACCATACTAGGCGACGACGCGGAGATCACGGCGGCGTCGGTTGGGCCGAGCGACGAAGCCGACGTCGTCAAAATAGGCCGTTACATGACGAATCGGGTCTTCAGCCAAATGAAGATCGTCGATCCGCTGTGCGTCTTCGAATTCAGGCGCATCTTGAATGGATGGGCGGCGGCATACCGTCCCTGGTATAAACGTGAATTCACGACGCTGGACAACGGGAAGCCCACGCAGGTGTGCGACTACGAGGGACCTGGCTTCTTTCCGTTGGAGCCGGACGACCTGATCGTCCCGCCGGAGCGCGGCGTAACCTCGCTACAGGATTTCTCGCATGTGATCCGCAGAGTGCGCGTCACAGTGGACGACCTCCAGCGCGGCGACGGCACGCTGTATCAAGGCACCTCAGACCCGGCATTTGTGACGCGCGCGATCGACTGGGCCAAGAACAATACAGCCAACGACTACACACTGGTGGGACAGGACCCGGTGCGCGCGGAGCGTGAGAAATCGGAGTTAGTGGACTATGACGCGTACATGCTGGGGCGTCGGTCTCTGTGGATCTGGGAATGGTACGGCAAGTGGCGGCCGCTAAAGGGCAGGCAGGAAGCGGCGGAAGACAATCTCGCCAGGCGCGAGCAATTCGAGGCTGACTGGGTGGTGAAGTATATCCCCGGCATGCGCGAGATTGTGGGCGTGCAGG